CGAAGTGGTCACGTACCGGCTGTAAAATATTTTCACAAAGTGCTTTTAATTTTTCTATCTGACCTGAGTTCGGATTATTATTGATATCTAATCTAACAGCGGTGTCAGATTTAATTAATTCTTGAAGAGTAAAATTACGAGATAGTTCCATTATTTTAATATAAGTTTTTTAATACTTTTACTACCATCGACGTTCGACTCAAGTTCGGCCATCGACTTGATACATTGATAGACTACATTATTATTTTTATTTGATCTTTTTGCAACCCTTTTTCCTTTCAAGCACATTGACATTGAATGTTTACCTGTCTCAGGATCAACTTGAATTCTGTGTTCCTTGATCTCTCCGTTGACAATCATAAGTAGGGCTACGATTAACTCTGTCATTAATGGGCTCCGTTACCGTTTGCTCTAACTTTATCTTTTAAGTCTTCAATATCAACTAATGCTTTATCTAATTGTTCTCTTAAAAATTCTATGTTGACTTTGTTAGTCATGTTCATCTCTTGAGTTTCTTCCATTTTCTCGACCGACTTATACAAATCCTCAATTAAAAATATCTGCTCTTGGTCCACGGGGACTTGTTCACTTTTTTTAAGCAAATCATTTTGAAATAACTCACGTGATGTCTCTAACGATACCAGCCTCGCAGTCAGCTCCGTATAAGCGAACACACCCATTGCGACGAGCACGATCAGGCTAGCTACCGTTTTCATCGGCATCTGTACGCGTGCCTCTTCTCCGATGTTGAGTGGTTTATTGGACACCTGGTCCTCCACATAAAGCCAAGACAACTAACATTACTATTAACAAACCTGTAAAGTAATAGTTCATCCTGTCTACCTCTATCATTATGTTAACCAACTAATAATTTTTTCCCACCATTTGTTTCCTGGTGCTTGACTCAAACTGCAATCACAGTGAGCACATTTGTTAATACCTTCGTGAATGTGACGCTTCAACATGTGTCCACATAAATCACATATCTTTGGTTGTGGCGGTTGTTTAATCATGTTTCTTTTCCTCAATCTCGTAGAAAAATTTATCTGTGTCTTCAGTCTTCCACTTACCAGTGTCTTCTACATTCCACTCGTTCGTTTGCACCTTCCAATCAGGAATATTATCTTTAACCGTAAATGAAGGTAAATCCCAGATACATCTATTATTTGGCTGGGCAGCATAATTGCCATCATTCAAGGCTATTATGTGAGCACACTTATGTTCGTGTGGTATTTCTGAATGATCAGTGTCGATTATATTACCATTAGGATGGGCCCAGTCAACTGTAAATAGATAGGACCCATGATGCCATTTTTTATCTTTACCAATGTATTTTCCGGAAGCTGCGCTTAGAATATTCCAATTAGTAACAGCAGGATAATAACTGAAAGAATTCCAAAGCTCCAATTCATCCAATCTTCTTGCTGGTACGTCTTCGACTTTGAAACCACGTTGGATAAACGCGTTAAGAGGGAGGCGATAAAAGATTGCGCCATTTTCCATAAGTGCATGCCATAAGATAGCGCGACCCCCCAAAGAGCTAAGACCAAAGATAATGCAGTCTTCAACTTCTCCATGATGTTTTTTAAGGTCATATAAATACTCCTTTTTTATTTGCGCGTATTGTACAGGAATATTTGCATTTAAGTAAGCCATAATTTCTCCTTATTTTATTGTACCCCAATTTGGTCCAGATTCATAGTCAACCTTATTGGGAATTTGTAAGTCAACTGCATGTTCCATTATATCTTTTATTTTTGCAGCTTCCAAATCGTTTGTCACAGATATATCAAGTTCATCGTGTATTTGTATATGCGGTGTAATACCTTCCTTATATAATTCTAACATAGCTTTTTTAGTCATGTCTGCCGCTGATCCTTGAATTAATTTATTTAATGCTTTGTATGTAAAAGCTCTACGATGACCATTTTCATGCCAATAGTTTTTTTGTTTATTACCATCTTTGTCCTTAATAAATTCACCATCTTCATCTTTCATATGTGGACCCATAGCTTGAAGTTCTAACATTCTTTCATGATCTTGTGCAGGAACAAACCTACCCCAATCATTACCTTTTAATATAGGTTCGTATTTTGGAAACCTACATTTCCTATTTAAAATAGTTTTTATTCTACCTTGTTTTTGAGCAGCACTCATTAATTGATTTGTTAATTGTTTTACAAATGGAACTTTACCATGGTAAGTTTCAAATAATTCTTTTGCTTTGTCTTTAGACACACCAAGCTCTGCTTCTAATTTAGCTTTACCCATTCCATAAAACAAACCAAGGTTAATTACTTTAGCTTGGCTTCTTGGAATCTTAGCCATGTCAGCAACAGTTTGGTGAAAGTCTGCTTTAGGATCATTATCATACGCGTCAGCAATTTTATTAACTGAAGCTAAACCAAATCTTAACGCATACTCTGTAACTAATCTTGGTTCTTGTTGCGAGTAGTCGAACGTACCCCACTTGCAACCTTCTTCAGGTAAAAATAAACTTCTTATCAATGGACCTGTCTTAGGATCTTTAGCTGGAATTTGTTGTAAGTTAGGGTTTGAATAACTAAATCTACCTGTAACTGTACCACCATCATCAGATCTAATTTGATTTATTTCTGCATGTATTCTACCATTATGTTCGTGTCTTAATATTGTATCTATAAAAGTTGTATTAACCTTGTTTATTTTCCTAGCTTCTGCTATCATTTTAATTACAGGATGCTCATGATTAGAAAGGAAATTTTTTGTAAATGAAGGCGCACCAGTTTTTACTGTTTTTTCAAAAGGTAGTTTCAAATGTTCAAAAACTTTTTGGATACTACGTGCAGCCCATATTTGAGTTTCTACTCCTGTCTCTATTTTCACTTGGTGTATTAATCTTTCTTCTTGTGTTGTTAATTCTTTTTTTAATTGATTGGCTCTTGTCACGTCTACCCGCACCCCTAGGAAACGCATATCGACCAAACAAGGAAAAAGATCTGTCTCAAGATTAAATATATCTTCACAGTCATCTTCTTGTAATAATTTTTTTACATGTTGCCAAAGTTTAAAAGTTAGTTCAGCATCTTTTTCGGCATAAGCTCCTACTTCACTTGCAGGTAATTTCCACATGTCTGCCTTTGGGTCTAGTCCTCTTGACTTAGCAGCATCGGTCAAAGCTTTTTCATTCTTACCTTCATTAAGATAATGCCATGACAAAGCATTCAATGTGTATGCAAATCTATTTTCATCTAAAACAGAACACGCAATCATAGTATCTACGATTAAACCGTTGATTTTTATACCTAAATTACGTATCCAACATACGTCGTACATCGCGTTATGAAATATTTTTGTAGCTGGACATTCACAAATATCTTTAAACCATTCTAAAGTTTTAGTTCTATTCATGTTAGGTCCTTCACCATGTGCAATAGGAAAATACCATTTGTCATTAAATGTAGCAACAGCAATACCAACAACCTCACCATTACCAGTAACAGCACCAGATCCTTTTGATTTTAAATCAGGATCTCTTGTTTCTAAGTCGATTGCAATCTCATCATAATCTCTTAGATCAGGATATTCAGTGGGCTGTACCCATTCGGTTTGTGTTAAGTATTTAGGTATTTTCATTTTTGCAATATGTATTTTTTTTCTACTAACTTATTTAATTTATTTTTATTACTGAATGCATACAAAGCTGCATCATAAGTATGAGGAAATATTTCCCAATCAACTAAACTACCATAAATTTCTAAACGAAACTTATATTTATTTACAGTAATATTTTTTGCTTTAAAATTTCTGTTAGGCATTATTTTTTCTTTTTCATATCGTTTATCTTTAACATTTCTAATTGACAGTAATGCACAATTTTTTTAAGATCTTCTATACCACCTTTTCTCTGATATCTACAAACGTACTTCACAACGTTTCCCTGAAAAAATGATAAATCATTTTTAGAAATGAATTCGTATGGTTGAATGGGAAACTTGGTGTAGTGATTCCCTCCCACCTGGGTGTATTGTGGAAATGATTCTTTAAATATATCTTCTGTTGTCATAGTCTATACTCCTTTATTTTCTTTTTAGCTTTCAGTTTATATAAGTTATTTCTTGCTCTTGTGATACCCACGTACCACACTCTATGCTCTTCATCTTGTTTGTCAACACTTAGACGAATACTTTTTTGTACTTTAGAACCTTGATGCAATGATAATATTACATTGTCTTCTTCACCACCTTTTGCAGCGTGAATTGTAGATAACCATATCCTTGCATTTTCATAAAGTTTTTCACCCCCAGAAATTATATTTCGAATGTAAAGTATTTCTTTTTGATCAGCTACGAATATATCGTACCAATTTTTTTCAGGATTCCATTTACCATTGGGAATATATTCTCTAACGTCATTAATTTCTTTTTCTTCAAGCTTACCTTCTCTTATCCATTTAGTATAAGCCATAGCTCCATTATAAATACCTACATTAAAACTTTTACCTTTATTAGTTTGATAATAAATATTTTTACTTTTAAGCTCTTTCATTATGTCTAACAAATTGCTTTTAGTTCTAGTCAAGATCAACCACTTTCCTTTTGAAAGATCAACCTGGCCAAAATTATTGATGTAAGACGCATGACCCTTTTGCGCTCTTGGTAAGTATTCTTTATGTTTCCTGATGCCTGATATCTGACCCACTGCTATTTGAGATTGATCTTGCACAGCTTTAGATACTCTTCTAGAATATCTTAAAACTTTTTCATTTGCAGGTTCTTGTACAAATCTGTTTACATCAGCACCAGCCCAAGCAAAAATAGCTTGGTCATCATCGCCGGCTAAATATATATCTTCACAGTTTTCTTTTAACTTATCGTACAGTTGCCATTGTAAGGGAGATAAATCCTGTGCTTCATCTATAAAAACAGCTTTTAACTTAGGAAATTTTTTTGAGTCTATAACTTTTTTAACAAGATCATTAAAGTCTAGTAAATGCATTTTTGTTTTGTATTCTTGTAAGTTTATATAAATATGATTTAATGTGTCCCAACTATCTATATCTTTTCTATCATGTTCATTAAGATTAAATTCTTCTCGCAAAGGTATATCTTTGTTTATAGACCTTTGTATCATTTGAAAATAAGGATTATTACAAGTTAAGAAATGTGTCTGTTCTTCGTTATACTTATCATTAAAGTTTACTCTTATGTTTAATTTTTTACCTAAAGCTTCGTAATGATGTGGCTGCATAATATCACTTTCATTTAAATTTAATAAATGAAAACAAAATGCATGAAGTGTTTGAAAATACGGAACCTGCTTTTCATCTACACCTATTCTTTCTCTAGCTTCTTTTGCAGCTTTCTTTGTAAAAGCAAAGTAACCTATCTTATGATAAGGTGTACCAGTTCTTACATAAGCATTTACTCTTCTAATTAATCTAAAAGTTTTACCTGTTCCAGGTGGACCATATATCTTAATAGGTTCTTTCACTATACAATGTTCTCTTTGTCTTCTATCGTTATTTTTTCTTCTGGTATTTCTTCTTTTACCAAATCATCTGCGGGCATTCTTATACACCTGACTGGTGGAAATGATTCCTCATTGTCCCCTTTTGGAAATCTTTTTTGAAATCCAAACTCAGCTTTAAAATGACTTTTAATTAGAGTTGCAGTTCTAGGTCTGTCTTTTGTCCACTCGTTTCTTTTTATTTCTTCATAAAATTTATCATAATCAAAGTAATAATACTGCTCGTCTTTCAGTACAGCACCACTTTTAAATGAAGCATATGTTGTAGCCTCTGGTCCATTGACATAATCTTCTAAATATTTCTTTAACATCTCAATAGGATTAGTACCAGCAGGTGGCTTAATATCCTCTTTAGTGGCCCATAGAGCGTCTAGGATAGGCTGATATTCATTATTCTTAATGATGGGAGGAAATATTGATGTTTGATCTGCTATAAGCGCTCTCATCTCTTTCATTTCTGAAATCTTTTTTATATGTTTTGCATGTATTTGAACAACTT